ATAATATCGAGCGTTGTGTGTCCAGTTAGGAGCAGTGGTGGATTTCTCATTTATGTACTCCTTAACGGTGGATGTGGAATCTGACAGACTCAAGCATCTTACCTGTGTCAATCAGTGGCGTATCTCTGCCGCCTTTTTTCTCAATCGTCCTCTTGGAGTTACCGCCCATAGCGGCATATTGTGCGATGCTGATTTGCATCAACTCTCCAGTGATACGACCAAGGATGTTCAACAACCTTTGTGTGGCTGTTCCGCCTTTAATGACGTTACCGAACACTTGTTTCATCTGAGCAGCCATGATGGCTTGGTTAGTGCCTTCAGAGAAAGTGTCTGTCATGAAAGGTCTTTGTGGGTTATGCACAGTACCGAATTCGTTGTATGCAGCTACTGTAGCTACAGGCAAGTTATGATTCTCAGGACCGTAACGATCCTCTTCAAAGAAACCAACTTCGACTTCCATACCGTTTAATTTGTCCAGCCGCTTCATCAGGGCTGGGATTTTGTTTTCAAACTTAATACTGAAGCCCATGACCACCACCTACACCGTCACACATCAAGTCATAGTTGTACTGCCAATTACCACATCCAAGGCGGAAGGGGCGTTCAGTAGGAACCATCACTGAGTTGTTATCACAGTTGACTCGGTTGTCATGCATATCTTGACGCGAGATACCACCAGCGTATGGCATAGCCACACTGATAGCAGCGTTAGGGTCTTTCAATATTAGCTCAAGGGCACGGTAGTAGTTACTAAAGATATCACCACCATATACCTCAATGTCACCAGTTCGTTCACGTGTGAATCGAGATAGTGTAAACAACAAAGTACGAGCAGCATCTAGTGTCGCTCTATTCTCATTGCCATTATATTTGTCGATGAAATACTGATAGTCTTCGTCGTGCAGCCATTCCATATCAGGCCAAATGTCACCTACGTTCAAACGAACACGGTCAGTAGCACTTGTGGATGGCGAACCAGTGTACGGCATATCTTGGCCTCCTGTAACAAGAAAGGGGCAGGCAAAGCCCGCCCCATTTCAATTAGGCACCAACGATGCCTTTAACGATCAACTGTGGACGGCGAAGCACGTTCAGGAAGTTGGACTCGGTTTGGATTTCGATCATCTGACCACGGTTGTCACCGAATTCGAAAGCGTATAGCTCTTGACCTTGGGTGTTAACGAAGTCGAAGTGATCTGCTGGTCCGAAGTACTGGACGAAGTTGTCACCATCGCCTACATCGCTTGGGAAGAAGTAGCAGTCGCCAACTGGAATCTGGCGAGAGCCATCTGGGTTAACCCCACGGTTTTCGATGTAAGTGATGTTACCGATTGTGAATTCACGGTAACGAGCGTCGTAGCCTTTCGCCTTCAGACGGTCACGAAGGATTTGTGGAGACTGAGCGTAAGCTAGCCACAGTGCCTTCATTGTTGGGTGGCCGATCAGCTTCGCGAAGAACTCTGGCGATGCAACAGCGAATACTTCACCACGTACAGTTCCGTCCAGAGCGTTGTCTTGGATAGAAGCGAAAACTTCTTCAGTTTTTGCGATGATATCGGTTGTAGCAGTGTTCAGTTCGAAGTCAACAGTTGTACGTGTTGCACCGAACTCTGTGTACCAGTTGTATGTTACGTTGCCGTTAGGAGCGTAAGCAGTACCAGTTACGATTGTGTGCCAGATAGCAGCTTCGTGAGTTGCAGCCCAAGACTTACGGATTACTTCAAGCTTACGCGCACGCACAGCAGCCAGAGTTTCCAGTTCGTCTACACCGAAAGCACGCTTACCTTGGATATCACGTGGAGTGATGGAGGCGTCTAGGGTGAAGTGTGGGATTGCAAATGCTTGCATTTTGCGAGTTGGATCGCTGACCACGGTGTGACGAGCACCACGGTGAACGTCTTTGATCAGACCGTATCCAACGGTGATTTCTTCAAGAGTAATAGTCTCTTGAGAAGTTGTGTCTTTTCCGAAGATGCCCAACTGTGTTCCAAGGAACCAGTCATTCGGGATAATCATCAGCGGCTGGGACAGGTCAGTGTATTCGTAGTTGTTGCCTGCGTAGCTACGAGTGGCCTGTTTAGCAAGTTGTACTGTAGACATTATGTCCTCCTATTAAACGTTGTTGTAGGTAAGTTGATCAACTGCGAAGATGTTCTTCAGAGCCAGTTTGTCAGTTGCAGTCTTACGTTGGTTATCAGTCGTAACGTCAGAACCAAAGATAAGTGCAGCCTTACCAACTTTCGCGTGACCGCGAGCCAGTACCAATACATTGGTGTATTCGGCAGCAGAAGGACGAGTCAGGTCGTCAATCAAAATGTATGTAGCGTCAGCCAGAGTTGCAGCAACAACTAGAGCACCAGTGCTGTCAAGAACAGAACCTGTGATCGTAGCGTTTACAGCAGACTTGAGCAACACTTCACGTGTTACGCCAGAACCAGCTTCTTCTTCGTATACCAGCCAGTTGCTTAGACGTTGTACATCAGCAGCGTAATTTGCCATTGTGTGTATCTCCTATAGATAATAAATTACTTAACGCCGTAACGGGCTTTAAGGATTTGAGTTGTGCGATCAACTTCTTCTTGAGACTCTGCACCAGCACCGGCTACGCCTGCTTCTTGCATCATTTCAGAATTGTCAACTACAGATGCCATAGACTTCATTGTGGCAACGGTAGAAGCGAACGATTCATCGTCTAGACCAGCCAGCGACTTCAATACAGCTTCTGCTTTATCAGCAGGAACTTTGGCATCAACCAGAGCAGCTTTACGCATTTCTACTTTAGCAGCTTCAGCAGCAGTTTCGAACGCAGCTAGTTTGTCTTGAGCGGCTTTCAGAACAACAGCTTGTTCGTCTAGAGCTTTTTGTACTTCGGCAACAAGCAATGCACCAGCGGCTTTTTCCAATGCTACAGCATCTTCAACAGCTTTAAGTACAAGAGACTCATGCACAGATTTTTCGATTTGTTCCACGATAGGTTCCTCGATAATAGTAGTTGGTTGTTCAACAGATTGTCCGGCTACAGCCAGAGCAATAGTTGCGGGGTCAATGTGATCAGTAGCTTTGAATACAAGCGTGGTGATACCATTAGCTGGCCCGCCTTGGTGCTTGCCAACAAGAGCAACGTGAGCGCCTTCATGTTCAAACTTAATGTCTGTCAGGCGGCGTTTTGCATCAGTCATGTTTCAATTCCTCGACAGTAGCCATAGCGCCAATAGAGACGCCGTTAATATCACCAGACTTCACACCATCCCAAAGAGCTTGCGATGTTTCGTCGCCTTCTGGGAAGTGCCACCATTGCAACCAAGTACCCTTTTTAACTTCCACTCCGTTGTCAAGCTTGAAGCTTGCGGGTGCAATGAAGGACTGGACAATTTCGGCTTTCTGTGTTTCGACTTGGTGAAAGAGGTTAGCAACTTGGCAGTGTGTATTGAAGTTGTTGCAGGCTTTCTCTACTTCCTCTTCGGTGTAGATATCACCGTGTAGGTCAACAGAGTCAGGCTCAAGAACAACAAACATCGCCATACGCTTCTCATCATTGAGAGCTTTAGTTACTTCAACTTGTACTGGAGACTCTTGCGAGCCTCCAAAATGTTTTTCAATCAGTTCAGCGAGTGCATCAACGAATTTCATTGTGGCTCCTTATGCGTTGTTTGCAGCAGCGTTGTCTCTGCCAGAAGCTTTCTTAGAAGCACCATTACCACCGCCAGCTTTCATTCCGTCACCAGCTTGGCTTTCGCCTCCCATGATTTCGTCTTTGTCTACTGGTTCATCTGGCTTCTTAGGTACAACTTTGATAGATTCACGAATCTTGTTCGCCATATCGCGGTCAAGTTCAAGAGCACCAACACTACCCATACGTTGAATAGCTTTGGAGAATTCATCCAAGTCAACTTCGTCAAGATCACCGTAGCACAGTTTAGGCAGTTCTCTTGCTGTCAGGATTTCTCCGTTAAGAGCAAAGAGTTGTGGGATCAGATCGTTGTTAAGCGTGTCTTGAATCTCTTTCAGACGGGCTTCAATAGCCATCGCCATGATGTTTGTTTTTGCACCAGCAAGCGAGTACGATCCAACTTGATCCTGACCCATCTTCAACATATCAGCAAACAACACCATTAGGATTTTGTTATCCCAACGCTTGATGATTACGTCTGTGTCGTACATCTTTCCACCTTGAGTGGAAGTCAGTTCAAACTTGAAGAGAGGTTGACGGCTCTCTGGGTCAAATGCCTGTGGCAAGATGAGTCCAGATTGTTCGTTCATTTGGATATTACGGATAACGTTCTTGTAGTATTCGAAGATTGCCTTCTCACTATCAGATGCGTCTTCACTCATATAGCGTGGTGGAAGATACAGAGTTGGCATACCGTTCATGTCACGTGTGACACCGATAGCTTCCTGTTCTTCAATCTGTCTACGGAAGAGCCAAGCGTTGTAGCAACCACGTAGAGGGCTGTTGCCTTCTGGGTTGTCACGCTTTGCGTCTACACGAAACAGCATGAATTTCTTACGAGGGATTTGGATGATGCCGTTCTGGCTCAGGTTGAAGTAGCGATCACCGTTCTGAACGCCCGCTAGGGACTGTTCAAGGCCGACTAGATCACGACCGTCGTCACTGTATACCCAACGAGAGATTGTGTCCTGAGAGCGAACTGGGAGCTTCCTGATGCCAATCTTGTTGTCATTGTAAGAAGAGCCAGACTCAAATGTACGACGACGATATACTTTCTCATGAACAGAGAAGCCATACGTGTACATACTTGTTACCTCACGAATGAAGTCAGCAAAGCTGTGTTCCATATCGTTGATAACGGACTCAAGGAATTCTCCGCGAGCTTTCATTGCAGCATCTGGTTCAATCCCCAGATCAACACTCCAATCAACACGACTGATCATCATCTCAACAAGAGAGATGGCAGACTTGATTGTAGCGTCTTGGGACATTGTACGGAATGTTTTGCACGCCTCTGGGAACCTAAGTTCACGACGATTCTCTTCCGCTACATGCCCACCATATTGTTTAAGTCCAATAGCACCAATCTCACCAAGGCGAAGTCTGGGCATCGGAGCAGCTACTTTCTCAACTTTTCTCTTAGCCATTAATCCTCACCTTATCTGTAGAATGCGAATGGGTTAGTCTGTGTCATTGTTGGGACCGAGAAGTCAGGAAGATATTGTTCAGAAGACAATGCGTGGAAGGCATCAGATGTGGCGTCCACTTGGTCATCCTTAATATTCTTGCTACCGTCAAACCTTTCAAGTTCAAGTAGGTAGTCCTTCGTCCAGTCAGCCTCTACAATCTCAACGCTACCAGCTTCTGCTGTTGCAGCAAAAGGAGCGAATCGAGTGACCTTAGATTTGTTAGTTGTTTTCATACGAGCCATAAAACCATGATCTGCCAAGTCACGAATGAGCTGAGCAGCATAAGCTTTACCGGCAGCACCGGGGTCGCATGGAACGATAATTTGTACATCATCACCATCGTGTCTTGCAGTTTCCAGAATCATGTCGAATACACCACCATGACGGCGACGATCACGAACAACATCTTCAACTGTATAAATACCCATCTTGTTTCTGCTCATGAGAACACCAGCAGTCCAGTCAGGGTTTCGATTGGTTTCAGATTCAACAGTACCACTGATATCCCACGCTCTTACTCTCTTAATAGATTTCAGGTCACGTTGAGTTACCATGTTGCACCATTGGGATTTGAAGTATCCTGTACCTTCAGCACGTGCAAGCCAACTACCATAAAGTAGGCGAGCCTTCTCAACACGACCTAATCCTTCAAGCCAACCAACATACTCTGGCTGTGCTTTACATAGAACTGGGTTGTCATAGACGTTAGCTGCAATGAATTTGAAGCTGAGAGGTTTAACTTGGTCTTCATGATCATGGGCTAGATGCGGCTTACCATACTTCTCAATCAACTCAGCCTTCGTATCGCCCCACATCATCTTACCATCCATCTTGAGGAAGTAACGGACAATGCCGTCTCTCTCAGGAAGAGGAATTCCAGTTTCTGGATCAAGCCACCAATCCAACCAATGACGCAAGAAGCTACCATAGTCAGGGTTGCAAGTGATTTTCATGTGAGGTTTAACTTCTGGACACTTAGGGTTACGCATACGAGAAGTGAGGTATTCAACCATCATTTCTTCAAACTGCTGGCCTTCGTCCACAAGGAAGTGGTTTACTTCCCAGCCTTGGAAGT